TCGAGAGAGATTGTTGCCCTAGGATATAAGGCAAAAGCCCTAGGTATTACCCTGTAATATTAAGAGTTAGATACAAAGGCTACTTCGGTAGCCTTTTTTGTTGATTGTTATTCGCCCCAAGCACCGATGTTAACATTATTAACACCTTGGGAATTGATTTGGCTTTGAGCCTTTGATAGTTTATCCATACCAGCTTTAATGGCTGCTTGGACTTCGGTTGAAATCATGCCAGTTAGCTTTTTAACACGTTCCCAAGTACCTTTTGGATCGCGGGCTGTGTCGGTAGCCAAGTCAGCTGGCTTTTTAGTAGTAGCATCTATATAAACTTCACTGTACATTTGGTTAGCACATTGAGCACACATAGCTGGAATAGCACCGCCTGGAACCATACTAGCCGCATTTAATAATGCACCTGTCTTATCTCCCGCTACAGCACTTTTACCTACTTGATATAAACTCCAAATAGTTCCTAAAGCTGGAATGCTTTTGAGCAAACCTGATTCGACAAGTTCAGGAATCTTTTGTTGTATTAGTTTTCCTAAAACACTTTCGGCTACACCTAAAACAGTAGACTGAGCTTGACTAGTTAAGGCGCTTTTGGCAGTATTAGCTAAAGCATCTGTAGCAGTATTTCCGATAGCATGTGTAGGAGCTGGTTCTCGAGTATTAAATGATCCAACACTCTTACCAGCCGCTTGAGCAACATCTCGCCCAATAGTTGCGGCAATACCTGCTTCTCTCAATGGGGTTGCAAATTCATGATATCTCATAGTATAATATTTATAACATAATTACAGTATGATTGATAATATATTAAAACCCACATTTGATTGGATACGAGATGACTATGCTTCTAACAAGTTTCGTTTTGTCATTGAGTTGTTGGCTTGGGCTATCAGCATTGGCTGTAGTATTACAATGGCGGTCACTGTACCCAACCCTCCGCTTCCTATTTTGTATCCCATTTGGATTACTGGTTGCAGTCTGTACGCTTGGTCTGCTTTTACTAGGAAATCGTTTGGGATGTTGGCTAACTACATCTTGCTTGTAAGCATTGATAGTGTTGGCTTGATTAGGATGATTATAAATGGATAAACATACAGACAAAGATTTAGAAGACTTCATCGACGAGTTAGACAAACTCATAATGAGTTATGAAGATAGGTTTGAAGCACATAATGTAGCAGGCATGTTATTAAGCCGTGTTACATTACTATGCACCATGGACCCAGCCGTGGGCAAAGAACTAGTGAAATATGTCTGGGAACAATTAGATATTATCGAACAAGCAGATCCAGGAAATATGATATGAACGAAATGTATCCAATGCCTCGAGTAGGCGATATTTTTACAGAAGTAAATGGTAAGAAATTCACAGTTGTCAAGTTGATTGATGTATCTGGCGACTCATGGATTGAGTATCAAAACGAAATCAAACAACCATTTTATTGTAGAACTGAAGCATTTTTGGCAAGATTTAGAATAACTTCTAGCGAAATGTAATTGACAGTAGTCTTGATTATTTGTATAATTAAGGCTACACAAGCAATTCCGCTTATGTAAATGGTCAAGTGAAGACCGCAAATAGGGCGAGTATGCCCGCAGAAAAGGAAGAAGTTATGACACAAATTACCCACGCTCAAACAGTCAACGAGCAATATAATAAATCGACTAGCCACTTTATTACGTTACAACAACGTCTTACTGATGCGCTTAAATCCTCCCCAATCTTTGTAAACATGCTAACCGCAATGGTAGATGAATACAAACGTCGACATGCAGATTGGTTAAAGTTTGCAGACCTTAAATTGTGTAAAGCAATTATGGTTTCGATGGACAAGATCCTAATTGATACAACAATGCAACGCAGTCTTAATCTGCGTCACGTACTAAACATCCTCCAACACTTCCGTAGCACAATGATTATGGCTATTCAGGTGTATGAAGATGAAAACAAGCCTGGCTATTATATTGCATGGGACGGTCAACATACTGCAATTACGCTTTACATTATCCTTACTAAGGTATTTGGTGAGCAAACTGCTAAGACCAAGATTCCTGTTGTTGTTTATAATGTTAAACACAAACTAGAAATCCGTCGTAACTTTATTTTGCTTAACGGCGATGCTAAAGAAGAACTAGACTTTATTGACAAATACATTCAAATGGTATTTGGTGTTAAGGTTGACCATGCTGATGATCAAGAGTGGGTTGATACTGCACTTAAGAACGACTACCTTGCGGCCGCTGGATTGTTTGCTACGCATAGCAAGTTCGGTGATGAAGACCAGCCGGGTGCGTTTACCTTGCTTGCAGACACACTAATGAGCAAGAGCTTGAAGACACGTAAGCATCCTGAAGTTACCCGTATGTTTGCACAGTATTGGAGTTACTTGAATCAACAACGTCCTGTAGAACCTAAGGAAGCTAGACAGTTGTACGAGTTCTTTAACCTGTGCCATGAACAAGAAATTACAGTGGATGACAAGTACCTGTTAGAGTTTGTAGCGTTTACACGAGACAACTTTGGTGGTGACTTTGGTCCTAACGGTCCGTTCTGGGATAAAGTTCGACTTGCATATGAGTCTTGGTATCGTCAAGCTAATAAGAATAGCACAGACGTTGATGCCAAAGGTAATGTTATTGTTCGAGGCTTTACTACAGAAATGCGTACAGGACTTCCATTCTTAATTGCTCAACTTAAGAAGAGCACTAAGTTGTCTGTTCCTAGCTACTCTGCTAACAACGGCTTTACTGTTGCTAAGAAGGACTTGTGGTAATCATGAACAAACTACGCGACCCAGGTAAGGACAAACTTAAAGGACATGGCGTTCTTAAAGAGCAAGTTCGATTAAAGAAAATGTGTTGTATGGACGGGTGTAAAAATCCTCTTACAATCTTTGAAGGCCCAGGTAGTGATATTCTTTGTCGTGAAGACCAACTTAAACTTATAGAATATGGTGGTGCTGGTAAAATCGATAGGCTACACACACTACATCGCAAATGGGTATGTGACGATTGCGGTGTAGATGTGTCCGAGCAAGTAAGACAAAAGCATCCTACAATGGAAAAGGATAATCCAGTCTTGTTTAATCGATTGTGCCGTAACCGTATTATTGGAGATCATCAAATTAGACAAGCAGATGGAGGCAATGATGCAGAAGAAAACATTCGTTCGCTATGTTTAAATTGCAACTCTGATAAGACTATTCTAAACGAGGACTGGCGCAAAGGCACTGTGCAATAAATATCTCCATGCGAATACTAGTAACAGGGCATGAGGGATTCATAGGAAAAAATATGCTAGCCTGGCTCAATCAAGAGGAAGGCTGGCATATTGACGGCTATGAATGGCATCCAACAGACCGCCCGGATGTCAGCAGTTATGATTGGGTAATACACTTAGGTGCTATTGCCGACATGACCTGCACTGATGTAGATCAAATACTTAAACAGAACTTAGAGTTTAGTCAGTGGCTATTCAACGAGTGTAATTTACACGGAGTTAACTTCCAATACGCTAGCAGTAGTAGTGTCTATGGAGATACTAAAGACTTTAGCGAGCTGTCGCCCTGTCATCCACAAACACCTTACGCATGGAGCAAGTTCCTATTTGATCGCTGGGTGTTCCAACAAGACATTAACATATATGTACAGGGCTTCCGTTACTTTAACGTCTACGGCAAATGGATGCACTTGCGTGGCAAGCGAAGTAATGCTATTGTTAAATGGCGTGAGCAAGCCCGTAAGGAAGGTAAGATTACAGTTTGGGAAAACGCAGAAAACATCAAGCGTGATTGGACATGGGTTGGAGATGTTTGCCGTTTGCACATAGACTTTATTAAAGAAGTACGGGGCTCAGGCATTTGGAACTGTGGAGCAGGACTAGCCCATAGCTTCTTAGATATTGCTGAAGAGATTGCTGAACAAGAAGGCGTAGAAATAGAGTTTGTGCCCATTCCAGAAGCAGAAAAGACCCGCTTTAGACATAGAACTAAAGCAGATTTAACACACTTGAAAGAAACAATTGGCAAACGTAAATGGTTAAATGTATTCGAGTACTTAAATCAATAAATACAGTACTATGAAGATGCACGACTTACTCAACGAGGGCAAAGAGCCCAAACAGCCTACTAATAACCCAGTAGCAAAGAATTCCAATGCGGCAATTGGTGGAGGTGCTAGCGGCGCCCATAAGAATCCAAAACGTGCTGAAAAGATTCCACGTCAAGCCAAACACAAAAAGAGTATTCCTTTAGACGAAGCTCCGATCGAAATGGATCCAAATGAGCCAATGAATCCTATGATTTATGGACATCAAGGAGCCAATCCAGCTAAGTTAAAAACACGTATGCTACGTGCTTCTAGTCAATTAAAAGAACTAGCTCAACGTGCAAACTCCGATGATGCGCTAACATGGGAAGGCATTGCTCGCAATTTTGAAGAATTGGCAATGAACATTGAACAGATTAGACATGGCATTCAAGAGTTAGCCAATCTTCGTAAGAAAGGCGGACGTAATAGTCGTGGTATAGATAAACATATCGGTGAATGTGAATTCTGCGGTGAGTCACATGAAATAGCATTAGACGAACGTGGTAAAGCATCACGTGCACTATGCACAAGCGGTCGCCCAGATAGTGACTTAGGTGCTAGTAATTTAGCATCATGCAAAAGCCAAGGACTACGTGCCCGTGATGGCGAGAAGAGCCACTTGATTACTAACGGTAAACGTAAGGTACGTATTACTGTTGGCGGCAAGCGTATTAAAGGCAAGAAGTACGGTGGTCCACTTCCAGACTATGGAACAAGGAAAGGTCAATAATGCGAGTTTATGAAATCTTAAGAGAAGCCGTAGACAAAGATGTAATGGCGTTACAAACTGCTCTAAAGGCAGCGGGTGCGGATCTAGGCAACTTTGGTCCTAAAGGTGACGGCGTTGATGGAAGACTTGGTTCTTATACTCGTCGTGCCGCTGAGAAGTTTCCAAACATTGCCGCTGACTTTAAAGATGTGTTGGCTCGCCCCGATTCAGTTGATGCACAAAAGGTCGATGTTTCAACTATTCAAGATCCTGATTTTAAAACAAAGCTACAAAAAGTAGCAAGTGCATTAGGCGTTAAGGCTAATGACTTAATGGCTATCTTCAAACAAGAGTCAGGAGTTAATCCGCATATACAAAACAGTACAAGCGGAGCAACAGGCCTTATTCAATTCATGCCAGACACAGCACGTAGACTAGGCACAACAACTGATGCATTAAAACAGATGGATGGTGTTGAGCAGTTAGATTATGTTTACAAGTATTTCAAAATGACAGGTGTTGGCAATGGCACACTTGGAGATTTGTACATGGCTGTATTCATGCCTAAGTATGTGGGTTACCCAGATGACACAGTACTTGGACAACATGGTGCGGCAGGATTTAGTGGCAAAGTGTATGACCAAAACAAAGGGTTAGACAGGAACAAAGACGGTGCTATCACAGTAGCAGACGTGAAAAGTTCTGTAGCACGATTCGCATAACTAAATACCTACATGGAACTAGTAGGAAACATTTTAATCGCACCACCTGCTGTCAAAAATAACTTCTGGCAGAAAACTGTAATTGCTGTTACAGAGCATACTCCCCAGGGTACACTAGGTATCGTGCTTAATAAACCAAGCACAATGTCTATAACGGAATTCGGAGTACAGTTAGATATTATTCTTAATATCCCAGGATTTGTTTATGTAGGTGGTCCTGTTAACAATCAAAGCCTTACAATGCTACACACAAATGAGTGGCATTGCAAAAACACTTTGAGAATTAACAAGGACTTTAGTGTAAGTAGTGCAGATGATATCTTGCCCAGATTGAGCATTGGAGATC